TCCGAGAATATCCAAAAAGAGATTGGTGGCGGGGAAGCAGCAACAAAACAAGATGGTAAAGGAAAGTCATCTTTGCGTAGAGAATACACTAAACTCTATCATTTTATCAAAGGTGGCAATGACTCTCTAAGTAAAACACGAAGAGAGTCTATGTTTATCAATCTTTTACAAATTCTTCATCCTAAGGAGTCTGAAATTTTGATTCTTACCAAAGACAAATTACTCACCGATAAATACAAAATAACATTCGATAATGTAAAAGAAGCTTATCCCGATATTACTTGGGGAGGCCGATCATGACCGTAACCGCCGAAAGGGAGGAAAGTATGGTAGGATTTGAAGACCGGAATATTCTGCCAGAAAAGTATTCGTGTCAAATTCTTCAAGAAAAAACAACTCTTGCTGCTGCAAATGACAAGTCATTACCGAATGATGCAAGGTTGATCTTTTATACTGTAAATGGCGTAGATTATATTGATTTAGTTCGTTGCAGAAAAACTGTAGAGTTATTTGATATGTACTATGATGCATATGGCCCAGGAGTTGTCAAGAAAATTGACTTTGGTTATGGTCAAGTCAATCCAAAACTCTGGGGTTATGAATCAAAGAACAAAGAAAAAAAGAAATGAGTAAAGGATTTGATGTTGAGTTTGATCTTCCACAAGAAGATATGGATAAACTTTTGAAAAAATATAAAAAACTCAAGAAGTATCAGAAGTCTTCATTATTTGCCATTAAAACTATGGACGGTACTGAAGAAGTGATCAGTAAGATGGTCAAGGAAGTGGAGGATAATCCTCTGTGACATGGGTAAACACTATCTTTTGAATCTATATGATTGTCCTTTTGATATTTTAAATAATGAATTGTTCTTAACGCAGGTTATCACTGAGGCAGCACTTTCGACCAGGGCTACATTACTGAAAGTAATTTCAAATCAGTTTCATCCTCAGGGAGTAACTGTTTTAGCTCTTCTATCAGAGAGTCATATTAGTATACATACTTGGCCTGAAAAGGGAACTGCTGCTGTAGATATCTATACCTGTGGAGAATGTAGGCCTGAACTAGGATGTCATAGAATTATTGACATGCTGGAAGCAGGTCATCATAAGATAGGTCAAATTGAACGTTGACAAATTTTTAAAATACGTATATGATCTAATTAAGTATCCTTTTTATCATGCATTACAAACCATATTCACCTGAATGGCATAGACATAGGTACTTGAAAGAAGCTATCTACAAGTACCTTGATGATGGTGTTGAAAACGAAATTATCATGGATGACATTCTAAATATAGTGTGTGAGCGTCAAGACCGAGCACATGCAGAGTACCATAAACTCGAAGATCTAGAGCACAAACTGCGAGACTAAAATGCTATCTACCAAGTATAGACTCAGACTAGAAAAAATCTGTAGACAAATAGCAAATAAAGAAGAAGTCTCTCTATCTGATATGATCTGGGTAGAAAAACTTGCCAAGGCACATACAACAGCAAGAGACTGGTTGAATAAAGCACGACGCCAGGCTTCTCAAGATATTCAAGAGGGCAGTGTAGACGATTTTATGAATAAGATGGGTTTAGGTGATCCAGATCCTTCTAATTACAAAACTGGATTTGATGGTGCGGATGATATTAGAGATTGGTTTAAGCAAGATAAACCTGATGACTGGAGGCAACGAGATTGATGGAAGCATTAGTTTATAGTAACGGTGGCCAAGAATCAGAACGAGCAAAAATGGTTCTTGAGGCATGTGGACAAGAAGTGAAAGAGTTCTTACTCGGTGTTGACTTTAGTGATAGACAATTCAGAGCAGAGTTCGGAAGCGAATCTGAATACCCTCAGATTGCCATAGGACTCAAGCATAGAGGAACTCTAAAAGAAACACTCAAGTACATGTCTGATAATGAAATGTTTTCATAACAAAACATTAAATTGTATTATGTGTTACATAATTAGTTGACTATATAGGCTGTAAGGGTTATAATAACCTCATACGTTCATCTTATGCCAAGCATTCTACTCGCACTAACCATCTTAGCATCTCATGCAGATCATTTGACTAAACCTTACAACTGGCACATGTCATGTGAAAGGTGGATGACAAGATCTCTTGAGATACAAGAAGATGATAAGTTGGACTATAACTCCAAAGTTTTTCTAATTAGATATCTTAGGAGTAAAGTTCAAGGCGAGTGTACTGGTTTGATATAAGACGCAAGTAAGTCGCGGAACGGAGCGTTCATCCCATGCTTGATTTGTTATTTTATGCAAATATGTCCTGCACAGATGTGGCTAAAATGATTAGCCGTGTCGATGGGGCAAATTTGAATAAAGAACAAAAGTTAGAACTCATTGAAGTCATTCAAGATTTTAACTATCACTGCAAATGGGACGCAAACGACTGAAGGAACGGACCTAAAAATCCAACTACTTCAGGAGAAAACCAATGAACACACTTACTATCATCAAAAAGCAAATCAACAAGGCAGCAGCTCTGCATGACGCACGGATTACTCACACTGCATATCGTGGTGTAAAGTGTGACGTTCGTAAGGCAGGACAGGAGTCTCACGGCACCTTCTGCTACCGTGGTCGTACCTACACTAAGTGAGGAACTATGGAAGCACTACAATTAACTGGGCTCTTATCCTTAAGTTGTTTTGTTATTATGTCGTTATTGTATGGTGAACTCGTCCTTCTTTATAAACACTGAGGGAAAAATAAATGCTGAAGATCAAACTTTATTATGATCTTTCAGATTATAATCCAGAAGTTCACGATCCTGATAGGGTCTTTAGACTTTTAACGTATCGTGGAGTAACTTATGCTAAGTGGATTAACTTAAAGTCACTGGGCGTATCAAGCTGGAAAGTATTTAAATGAGGACCTTGACGGGCCCTCTTTTTTTGTCTATAATTAGTTGAAACTATACTATCTTATGGAAAGAGACAGACTTAAATTGATAGTACGGAATCTAAAACTTCTTGTTGAAGCATTGGAGTCTGAAGTTTATTCAGATGTTGATGCTTATACAACACGGCAAGAGAATTACGATGATCCTGCTGCAAATTTCATAACTGATTACGACGAAGTATTTAATGACGATGATGGCTACCCAGACTGATTTAGTAAAACTTATCTCTGTTACTCCTGATGCAGAGAAGCACATGGCCTATTGTGCTCGCGTAAGTAATCCAAACAACCAGGAGAATGAAAAGTTTGCAGGTCTCCTCAGATATTGTATCAAGCATCAACATTGGAGCATCTTTGAACAGGCAACAATGACTCTAGAGTTGAATACTACAAGGGGAATTGCGGCCCAAGTGCTTCGGCATAGGTCCTTCACATATCAAGAATTTTCGCAACGCTATGCTGATTCCTCCTTACTGGGTGAGACGATCCCGCTCCCCGAACTCCGCCGCCAAGACACCAAGAATCGTCAGAATTCTATTGATGATGTTGACCCGTTTGTTCGTCAAGAGTTCCAGATTAAAATTAAGAAGCACTTTGAAGAAGGCATGAAACTTTATCAGCAGATGCTTGATGCTGACATCGCAAAGGAATGCGCCAGGTTCGTTCTCCCCCTAGCCACACCGACCAGACTCTACATGACAGGATCAGTCCGCTCATGGGTTCATTATATTGATTTGCGCTCGGCCAACGGCACACAGAAGGAGCACATGGACATCGCTAACCGTGCTAAGGAAATCTTCTGTGAGCAGTTCCCTGCTGTTGCAGAAGCGATGGAGTGGGTTGAATAAATATTACAAATTGAATTAATTATGGCTACATACCCTGTTATCAACAAACAAACTGGTGAGCAAAAAGAAGTGAAACTTAGTGTTCATGAATGGGACAAGTGGAAAACTGACAATCCAGAATGGGACAGAGATTGGTCTGATCCCACCACATGTCCTGCTTCGGGTGAAGTTGGTGAGTGGAAAGATCGACTCGTCAATAAAAATCCTGGATGGAATGAAGTCCTAGATAAAGCATCCAAAGCTCCGCGTTCTCAAGTAAAGAAAATTTAAAGTCTATGCCAAGAAGAAAGAAAGTTACCTCTGACCAACCAGTTGGATATGGTTTAACTGCAAAACAAATGAAGAGAAAGAAACCGATCAGTTCGGACTTTCTTTTAAATATTGAACCTCTTACAGATAATCAAGGTTTACTCTTTGATGCATATAAGAAAGAGAAAAATATTGTCGCTTATGGTGCTGCGGGTACAGGTAAAACTTTTATCACTCTCTATAATGCGATGAAAGAGGTCCTTGATCAGTATACTCCATATGAAAAAATTTATGTTGTAAGATCATTGGTGGCCACTAGAGAGATTGGTTTCCTTCCTGGAACTCACGAAGACAAGGCAGACATCTATCAGATTCCATATAAAAATATGGTGAAGTATATGTTTGAGATGCCTTCAGATGCAGACTTTGAAATGCTCTATGCAAATCTCAAGGCCCAAGAGACAATTAGATTCTGGAGTACATCTTTCCTTCGTGGTACAACATTAGATAATGCTATTATTATTGTTGACGAATTTCAAAACTTAAACTTTCACGAACTTGATTCTATTATTACCCGTGTGGG